TTAATCTTATACCTCTTTGTTTAAAACCTGCAGGTAAGTTTGAAAAAGTTCCTGCATCAATCAGAGATCTAAGTGTAGCCGTTGCAGTTTTAGATAAACCACCAATCATATGTATTAATCCAAAACCATAAAAACCAAGACCAGGTAAAAATTTAAAGTGTACAAAGTAATCTATTTTTTTTCTAAGTGGATCTTCAGCTTTGTAATTTCTTCTAATAGATAAAACTTCTTTACTACCTTGATCTAATGTTACAATGTATGGTAATTTGATTCCTGTTGCTTCACCTGTTTCCATATCTTTATCTTCAAAACCTTCAAGATCTAAATCAGTGTGAAACTCTAAAATTGTAAAATCACTTTCGTCTTTTGTTTTTCTAATCCCTTCTACTTCTAATTCTTTTTTATCAATCTCTGTATCTTGTGTGTAGCCAGGTTGTATTTCTATGTCTCTGTAAAAACCAGATACTTGTTTTTTTCTTAAATCATTTTCTGACATTTTTAATCTATGTACAACTGCTTCTGCATCTTCAATAGATGTTGCAGTGTATGGAACTATCAAATCGTCTGAAGGTATAAACTTAGAAACGGCTCTGTCCATCAGTTCATCGTAATAAACTTTTTTGAAAGCAGAGCCGCTAAGAGGGAGATAAAAAAGCATCTGATCGAACTCGGGTTCATACTCTTTCATCTTATTCATGAGCTGATAGTTCATGAAATTTTTTACTCTCATAGCTTGGTCCTCTTTTTGTCTGTTGATCACACCCATAATTTGAGTATGTACCGGACCTTTGGCTGGAAGTAATTCTTTGTAAGCTTGTGCTTGAAACTGTGTGACTGCTTCTCCTAACACTGGGTGTGTTACACCAGAAGCACCATCGAATGGTTCTGTTCTATCTTCGTATTTAAATCCTAAAAGATCTAAACCTTTTACGTAACTATCTTCCCATTCTTTACGAGAAGATTTGTAATTCATGTAATTAGTAAAAAGTTCTGAACCTAGTCTTCCTAAAATATCTTCAGGTAAGATATCTGCTAGGTTATCAAAATGTGAATCTGTTCCTGGTTGATTAATCTTGTTTGGTTCAAAGTTTACATCTACTGAACCATCTTCATTCTCTTGTATATCTACGCCTTCACCGCCTTGTGATTCTAAAACTTTTTCTTCTGCTAAAGCGACTTCTTCGTCACTAGGCGTTGTTACGCTGTTTTCCACTACGTTTGGTAGTGCCTTGTCTATTGTTGACATTCTTTTTCTCCGAGTTCTTTACCACTATAATCTTTTTTCCAGGCACATTCAACCCTTGTGGGTTAGGCCCGCTTTTTGGGGGTGGTCCCCCTCCTGGAATTAATTTTACCATTATTCGTCTAATAAACCTAAACCTTGTATCATTGCAGAGGCTGCAAATCCACCTATTCCTGCTCTAGATAGTCCTTTTAATGCAATTCTAGGTAAACCTAATCTAGCTATTTTTCTAACTGTAGGGTTTAATCCTCTTGTTAACTTTGGTGTTTGATCTGCAAATGCAGGATACAAATAATTTAATGGATTAGTTGCAATATCTTCAGGTGTATCTCCAGCAGCTATTTGACTTGCAAGATCTCCAACTGCAAGAGGTGCAAGTAATGCAGGTGACGCTGCAACACCTAATCCTCTACCTAAAACCCTTAAACCTGTTTTAAATTTACCAACTGGTTTTCTTTCTACACCAGGAGCTCTAGACCTAGATGCAAATTGTTTAGTTGTCTGACTTGCTCTAATTGTTGATGGTGCCGCAAGTGCTGTTGATCCTGCAGCAGCCACACCAAGTGCAGGCAATTGATAATCTAATATTGCTGGTCTATCTATATCAGTAGATATGGGTTGTGTTGCCATATCAACCAACATATTTTTCTGTTGATCTTCGTTTGATAAATAAGTTGTTGGATCATCATTTCTAAATGCTTTAACTAATCCTATTCCAGCCCCTACAGCTGCACCGATACCAAATGTTTTGAAACCACCTGATGCTAAAAATCCTTTTGCTGCGTTTGTAAACTTAGCTATTCCTGATGTGGGTTGTTGTATTTGATTTACCTTATTTGTAAATCCAACAGGGTCGTTTTGAAATTTTTTAGCTGGACATGCTAAAAGATCTCCACCTGCCTGTAACTCTATACGTCCACCATCTGCATTATCACAACCGACAGCTCTTCTTATCTGAAGTATAGTTGGTTTATCAACAGACTCAAACAATCCTCTTACACTACCAGCCATATCTTTGTAATTAAACATAGTCCCTTTTTTTAATTTTTCAGCTAAAGTAAATTGTCTTTTTAAAATATCTTCTTCAGTAGAAGGAAGCGCTTTTGTTAATTGTGATAAAAAAGATGCTCCTTGTTTTTGAGTAAACATTCCTGCTCTTGTTCGTTGTTCTATACCAGCCATTAATTGATTAATGTCTCTTGTATTATAAGAAAGATCTGTAAATGGTTTTGCAGATACACCCTCTGGTCCATGTAGTATATCTATGACACCAACCATTTTAGGACTCCAGTTATATCCTTCAACTTGAATTTTTTTAGCTAGGTCTTGAACTTTTATTTTTCCACCACCGAAAGGATTATCCACTGATTTGTTTTTTAATTTTTTTAAATTAATAACGGTGTCGTATGTTTCTGGAAAATATTTTTTCATATAACCAATATCTTTTATGTCATCATAGGAATGAAGTTTTCCTTCATACGAAAAAGCAACTTTATCAAAAGGAAGTTTAGTTCCAAAATTCCATGGAATTAACTCTCCTGTTTTTTTGTTAAAAAATTTTACAGGGCCTTCTCCTTTTGTAGTGTTCCAACTTCTTTTTGCAAAAGCCATTATTTTGTGGTCAGGTCTGCTACCATATTTATTAGGAAGATTTGTAAAGACAGGTCTTCCTTCTTGCATCTCCATTGCATAAGTTAGTTGTTCTGAAAATGGTAATGAGTAAAAAGCTTTTGGAAACTGTCTTCCATAATTAACTCTAATATAATCAGCTCCTTGATCTTTAATGACTTCGTAAGTTGGAACTAAACCAGATCCTAAAACTCTTGAAAAAGTTCCTGTGTCTCTTATACCTGCTCTATCCATTACAACTGAAGCCCAGTTTTTAGGAACGGGTTTATTCTCCATAAGCATGTTTTTTAAAACTTTATCTACTTTTTCTGGATAGCTATCGAGTTCTTTTAAAACAGGATATCCATCTGATTTAAAATTTGGAAAAGATGTTAATTTAAATTTTTTTAATACTTTCTTTTTTATATCTTCAATTTGAGTATATTTTTCACCCGCATTTGCTTTTGCAACTTCTTTAGTTGTAAATTTTGTTACATCTTCAAAACGTTTTCTTTTTAATGGATCTGTCCCTGATTGAACAGGGGCTTTAATATTTAGAATTTTTCTTCTATTAAAAATAGTGTTGTCGTCTAATTTTCCAGCTTTACTTGGGTATCTTATGTAATAATTTTTAGTATTTAAATAGTTTGCAAATTGGATATCAGTACCCAAATTCTTCATTCGCTTTTGAAAAGCAGCGTATTCTTTTTTAAATTGTTCGTCGGTAAGCTTAACGGCCATTACACCTCCAGGATTTCTGCTAAGCCGCCGCCTTTGAAACCTATAGGGTCAATGCCTAATTTAATTTGTATTTCTCTAATACCCTCTGGAAAGTCATCTGGATTTTTTAACACTTGGTTTAATTGTTTGAAGTACATAGTTTTTTCTTTACCAACTAAACTTTTATCTACTGCTAAACTTTTAAATAATCTTGTAATATCGTCTGCTCCAATACCATATTTACGTAAAGCTTGATAACCTATTCTTGCAGCTCCACCAGCAAACATAGGGACACGTCCACCATCTGCAAATTCAAAATCAGAAATGTCTACAGTCTCTGGATTAAATCTTCTGTCAGTAATAGTTCTACCTGCATCATCTGTAACGCTAACTAATCTTTCAGCAAATAATTGTATGTCATTTGGGCCATCTAATTTTGCAACTGCCGATGCAACTTTTGGTCCAAAGTATTTTTGTACTAGTAAAAATGGATCACCCATACCACCGCCACCACCTTCGGTCATAAATTTAAAATCATCTATTTCCATAATATCAGCCAACGTAGTGTTACCTGGTTCATCAGATAAATCTTTTATTCTATTTAAAAACTCTCTAGCATTTGCTCTAACTACTGGCTGAGCATTTTCTGCAACACCTGCGTTTAAATAAATTGTATTTACAATATCATCTACAATTAAATTACTACCTTTGACATTTTTGATTGACTCTAAACCTGCACCTGTAAATGGCGCTGAGATATCTTCTGGTCCACCACGCGAACCTGGAGGTGGTAAATCATCTATATTGTCAATATTAAGTCTAAGCATATCTTTTATATCTTGATCAGAAGCTTTAGGAAAATTACTTCTTAAATCATATTCTGCAGCAGAAACTCGTTGTGCGCCAACACCTCTTGGTAATATTGTATCTTCTACAGCTACACCTTCTGGTAAATCGATATCATCTCTTAAAGACATCAAACCTTCTGCATCTAAATTCCTGGTCCTTGTTGCCATGTCCGTGATGTTTGCTGGACCTGGTGGTGGATCATAGACAGTCTTCATTGTCTCCATGTTTCTGATTAACTGATTTGCTTGCATGTCATTTAACTTACCTGAAGTTAAATAACCCATCGCTGAATCTAATTCTTCTACTGCTTTTGATTTTGATAACACGCCTAATGCTTCAGGGTTGATGTCCATATCAACCATGAGTTCTGAAGATTTACCTTTACCTAAAAAGTTTACATTGGTTCGGGTACCGAGGATCTTGGAAACATTTCCTCCTAGGCTCTGATAAAGTTTTATTGCTGTATCTATTAATGTTTTACTAGCCATAATATTCTACACGTCTTCTAGGAACTGGTTCATCTTGATAATCCTCTGGGTGTCGAATCAGTCCGCCTTGTCGTATTCTCATTAGTGCTTGTGTCATGGAGTCGACATAGTCATCGTGTTCTCCAAACGGAAACGCAGCACACTCTTCCACAACCTCTTGGGCAAAATGTTCGTGCATAGGAGCCCAAATTTTGCCAGACTCAAAAAGCGGTGAAACTGAGTTTACTCTTGCATGTTTATCATTTCCTTTGCTCGGTGTAAAGTTAACAACTGGTATTCCCATACGTCTTAATTCAGCCGTCAAAGGTATCCCTGATGCCTTGGCCTCGATCAAAGTCATGTCAGGCCTCCACCATAGATACTCCTCATGTGCCACGCGTCGGAGCTCGGGGAACTCGTACCGGTCTTTAAACGCTGATAATAGTATTATATTATCTCCATTGTCCTCTGTTTCAAAAACTCCCCATGTAGTTATGGCGCTATAGTCAGCAGATTCTTTTTTTAAAAATGCTGTATCGTAAGATTGAATTTTATATTTTATTCGTGGTGGGTCTTTGTGTTCCCAGTTTCTCCACCAGTCACGTTTGATTATAGCTCCTTCTTCAGCTGTTGGCTGCTGCATATATTGAGCATTCCAATTAGATACTGGGATTGAAGACTTGGTTTTAGTTAATTCTTCTTTGGTCCAATATTCTGGCCATACAGGTTTACCGCTTGGTAATATGGCTGGCAGTTCTACAACTTCCCATTGGTCAGAGTCATCTTCTCCCTGAGCCTTGATTAATTGTCCAGTTAGATCTTTTGTAGACCAACGTGTCATGACACAAACTATTTTACCACCTGGCTGCAAACGCTGACGTGGACCTGACGTGTACCAGTTCCAGGCTTTCTCAAAAGACTTACTATCTTTTTTAATATCTTGTTCTTTGTGTGGATCGTCAATAATTAAAAGATCAGCACCACGACCTGTAATCGCTCCACCAACACCGGCTGCAAAATATTCACCACCTTGTTCTGTTTTCCATTTACCTGCTGCCTGACTATCTTCCATGAGTCTTGTATCAAAAACCTGTTGGTAATCTGAGTCGTCTACAAGATTTTTAGTCTTACGTCCAAAGTCAATAGCTAGATCTGCTGTATGTGTTGCTTGAATTATTTTTAATTTTGGATTCTTCCCGATCATCCATGCCGGGAGTAAGTATGAGGCAAACTCCGACTTTGTATGTCTTGGCGGCATGTTGATGATCAGACGTTTAATTTTCCCCTTAGCGAGGTCATTAAATTTTTTATTAATAATTCTGTGATGAGAACCCTGTATAAAGTCTGGCCAAACGTATTGAACAAAAGAAAGAAAGTCTTTTTTGATATAGGGTTTAGCTTCCTCTAATTTATCAATCTTCTCATTCTCAAGGTATTCTTGGTATTGTTCAGGCGTTAGGTTTTCTTTAATGTCGTTCTCAGAAATTTTTTGTAAAATTTTTTCAGATTCCATATATTATAGCCTTTCTTCAAATGAAGTCCTTAACTGTCTAAATCTTAGATATATGTACGACCTTGGGACCCCTTTGTCAACATCAGGGTGGGCCCTCCCATAATTTTCAAGCAAAAATCAAGATGTAGTGGTACCTCTATCGGAAACACATATGCATTTACTACATGGGTTGAGGTATGCAGTTTTTACATAGGATAGTGTAGGATTTCTGGCTCATACCTAAACCAGAAACCCTACTGCGAGATTAAATCAGAAAGGCATTTCTGATTGTTGTTCTTTCACTTCATCAGTTAAGACCAATGGTTTTTCAACCATTGAGAAATCAACTTCTTGTAAGTGATAAGAATATCGTTCTCTGTCCTCGTTCAATGTATCAAGAGCCAACATAATTTTTAAGGCAGTAGTAATATCGTACTGCTTACCTTTATGGATTGAATACTTTGGAGTTCCCAAAAAGATTTCTTTTTCAATTATGAAAAACTTTTTGTCGTTTATTTCTTTAGTCATATTATATTACTCCCAATATAGTTAAAATTATGTAGCCATAAAGTAATATGGCTACATTGATAAAAGCAACTCCCCAACTCATAGTTTTATACTCCAACTATCAGAGGCAGTTCTATATCCGTCTTGGTCGATATCAAAATAAGTCATTAACATTCGACCAGATTTTGATACCCAATATCTGCACTTATCTGTCCATAATGCATTTCTTGTTATTGTCTTTTTATCACTCGCTGAATAGTAAGTAATAACAAAGGGTTTATTATTTATCATTTTTTCTCGCTTTCTATAACCTTTTTGGTTATGGGATTAGCTTACACTAATCCCATATTT